TTTACCAATAAAAGAATTAGAAAACAATTTGTCCATTAGGGGTTATAGCCAATAGCAGTAGGACGTTACATTAACAAGGGCTGAACCATAGAATATAAAACCACCGCGAGGGTGGAAAGAAAATTCAATGGACACTGTTTGCTAAACAATGCGACCACCCTTAAAATGTGATGTTAGAACTCCGACACTCTTAACTTGACGATGGAAATCGGATGAGTGTTGGAGGACCAACCATGTAGCCAAAGCTGAAATCATCAGCTGCTGCAACCATCAATCGGTAGGCACCGATACTCTGACGATAGGCTAGAGTTGCAGTAGGGGAACCTGAGGAACCAAGGGACCATGCAGGAATTGCGTCGTCAGTGGGGTTATAACCAACGACAATTTCGAGTCTCGGGCGACAAATGAGAGGCCCGACTTCATCAACGACCGTGCCTTCAGCAACCAACGAAATTGGCATCTTCGAATAATACGGATCTTCGAATTCAATGCACCCAGACAAGTCGGGGTAAACAGTGTGTTCAAATGAAGGCGCAGGCGTAAACCGAGCAGACGTCAACGGATCGACACCGATAATCGCACCATTGGTGCGTATGATATCGTCACGTTTAACGACAACTGGACGAGCAACGCGCTCAGATGACGAAATGAAGCCACGACCAGACGAAGTGCCAACGTTCTGTGCTAGGGCATTCGTTTGATAATTGCTTGGAAACCAGACTTTATACCGCTTACCTCCACGATAAAACCGATAGAGATAGGAGATATAAAAGAGAGGGCAATTATTGGGTGCGTCAGTGGCAATCTCAGTAAGAGACGTTGAGACAGCAGCTCCAGCGGCATTGAAAGAGTCGGGCATTTGAAGCTGAACTGGCACAGGCGCAGTAGTTCCCTTTTCTCCAAAATAGCAAGGATCAATGACCAAACCGTTAACCACAAACGCCTCATTGGGAGCGGAAAAAGCCGCTGGACCAGGTGGAGAAAAACCAACAGAGGTTCGGTATGGGAAAGGGGTACCTCGGGAAACGACTCCAAAGCGTTTGATAATTTGACGCAATGAAGTAATCTTTTCACCAATACACATAGCCTCTGGCATAACGCTTCTCGGGATAGCCTTTGCAAACAACTGCTGGGAATCAGTCAACTTGTCCTGATCACGATGGGCAACCGCAGTGGTTGTCTCATTGAAAATCTGAGCATGAGCTTCCAAATCCGTGCCCCGCATTGCATAAGTGGTGGAAAAATCATCTGCTGCAAGCGAAACGGGATCATGAACATCCTCAGGTGCAAGAGACACTCGCCCAGTAACTTGACGGGAACGGAAATTCTCTCGACCAACCACAGGAGGCGCAGCAATATAAGTGTCCGTGAGTTCAGGAACAGCAAATTCCAAATCTGATCCACCAGAGTGCCACAACATACCAGTGATAGTTGGAGAAACGCTAGCGTTTGCGACTTTGAGAGCTGTAAGAACTTCGATGCGAATGCCTCCCGTAGCGAAACGACCCAAGAAATTGTTGCCCAGAACGTTTCTGTCTCGCAAATTGACTTCAGTCCACTCAGTGTTAGAAACGTATGGAATTTCAAATTCTAACTCTGAAGATTTCGACAAATCCAAGATCCAATTGTGGGCAAATTCAGAAACATAAGTTGAGGATGTGACGTTAACTCCAGATGGAATGAAAGTAACGCGAATACGGCCAGTGTGGAAAGCAGTTTTGGCAAAGGACAGGCGATATTTGATGGAACCACGCCAAAACCTAAAAATGGACGCCAAAAACGCCAAAGTGGTAGGAAAAACCTGACCATTAGCAAACTCTTGATGAAGGCAAGCTGGTGAATTGGCCCAATAATACAATGTTGATCCAACTGCAGCAGCAGAGGTCCAAGGGATATTGTTATGGACACAACCACTCTTAGCCTTGACATAGTCAATGCTCATCTCATCAACGGATGAAGAAAAATAGTGTTGTCCGTGTTCAAGCATGTTGTCAGGGCACGCAGCCAATTTGACACTTGCGTCTAAACCATCCATGTTTGTATATCCCCGTCCCGGTTGATTGAGAAACGGAGTAACTGGACTGAGCGAAGCCGGTTTATTGTAGCCAAAAGCAGAAGCAACGCCAGCAACAGCCCGTGAAATCCACGCCACAGGTACCGTAATATCCGAGACGGCCGGAAACACCTTCCCAACCGCTGTGGCTGTACTCGCAACTGTGGTAGCTGGACCTGAAATTAGGCCTTTCATCGTTTGTTCTTGTTCTTCGCCAACAGCCATCTGAGCCCAGGCTTCAAGTCGTTCAGACACACTAGGGGGAGGAACAGGGGGAACTTCAACAGGTGCTCCAGTAGGCATCGAAACCTGAACGTTGATAAGCCACGCGAACACTGTAAAAGAACAGGAATCAGCAGTGGTTCCACTCTTCAGGTTCGACAAAGGAACAATGTGCAAAGAACCCATGGAACTTTCTGTGTTAGTCAAACGGTAATGAGACAATGGCGAACAGTACGGAATGGTAAGTTCGACAGGCGAATTTGTCGCAATGTCAAGCTCGACACCCGGGTATCCTGTCGCATTTTGGATTGTCCCAGTGATGGCACGGTTACTCTGTTTCTCAAATGGAGCAAAGAACATCCAATAACGTCCTTGCTGGAACGGTGTAGCGTTGAAAACCAAACGCACGCGAACATCTGCTCGCAAAAATTCGAAGTAATTGAGCTTGTCAACAACATTAGCGGATTTCTGCAACAAAATGTCGGGAAAGTTGAGAACCAGGGTGGTAAAAGTGTCAGAGAAAGTACCAGTAGCGATAGTAACTGGACGAGATAGGACACCAGGAATAGTGTGTTCCATCGTCTCTGAAGCTGTTCCAACCCACTCATCAGGTGTACTGACAAAAGGTTTGGTGTAGGAAATGAGACGAGAATCATCCACAAAAGTGGTGATTTGATCATGCTCCTGAGAGCTCATTTGTTGTTCGTTCATAGCAACTCTTTCGTTTTTGTAAACTCTGGGAGTCGAGTTAGACTCTCCGTGGAAAACGAGAGACTGGTTAGCCTGGATTTTAGGTGGCACACAACCAGCAATAGGGCTAAAACCCTCCACCGTTCCATTGTGATTCAGGCTTTGCTGCTCCTTCCTTCTCTCATTTGAAGAAGCCCCATTCACAACAGCTACTTGCGCAAGTGCTTCAGTCTTTCCGACAATCTGGCCATATTTCACTTGTTCGTTAGTAACGTACTCGTAATAGGTCAGAATCTGAGGAAAAAGTGAAGCGTTTGCGCACTCGATCCGGATACGTGACGTCCACAAATCGAAGATCTCACGCGGATGAAGACTCAATTCGAAACAAACAGTTTCGACGTTCTCTATACAGGCTTCCTTATGGTCAACGCACTCACGTATCCAGTTGGCAATTTCAAGTACGGCTTCCAATTTCATAGGGGCCTTGTATAGTCCATCAATCTTGCTCCTAACAAAATTTCTCTTGAGGTACTGGACCTGATCTAAACTTCTCCAAGGAAGAACCTCACCGCTCTTCGCTTCATCAGTATAGGTCATTCCCAACTCAGTGAAAGCTTCAGCCATCGAATTCTGATTGAATAAGGGAGCTATTTCATCAGAAATGTTGAGAAGATTGTCATCTCCATAAGCCACCATGGCAACATGTTTCCGGAAAGCACTCATCGAATGATAAGTGGTGCCTTTCGTAACACGGAGATAGACATACCGACATACAAGAGAATTGTACATCGAGTTGAGGATGGCAGTCATTGGACACCCAGATGGCTGAGAATGGGTCCAGAAATAGATGGTGTCGCGACAAACGTGGATAGAATTGACAATTTCTTTCCACAAAACGAGGCGAATCAAAGCGTTCTCCGGACCATCATCGTACCAATCGTTGATGATGTCAAGAATAAGATACAAGACGTCAATGTGCAATGTTCCATCAAAGTTGGAAAAGTCACCCGCAACCACTTTCTGTCCCTTGCTCTGCATGAGCAATGCAATGTCAGACCAATCGGTAGAGTACACATTGGTGCCAACTGAGATTTCATTCACGTTGCGATTGTGTGCAACATGAGAAATGAATCCCAAGAAGTACTTGCGAAACACAAGAGTGTAGTCAATTGGTCCAGCAGAAAAGACTCTAGTTTTTCCTTGCGCCACTTTATCCAAAGGTCTCCGCTCATCTTTGAGAGTGTCTGTCCACACAGTCGGGAAACGTTCACCTTGCCTTGCAGCTTCAACACGTTGATCCATGAGGCGCTCCATATCCGCATCCAATTTATAATCATCACTCCCAAGCCAAAAAGTCTTGCCTGGTAGGGAGTTTTGTTTGCGGAATGGGTATCCCGGAGAAGTGGTTCTCTTCATCGGAGGAGCAAAATCATCTCCGGCAATTCCGACAACACTCTCACAGTTCGTTAGAACACGCTGCCGTTCGATATCTGGACGAAAGTTCCGCTGAACATCATTCTTAACAACGTTGAGGAAATCGTCGTCGATGGGAGCGCACATGACACCACACTTGGTCAAACCCTTCAACATTGGATCAAATTTAGCACCATCAACCTCAATGGTTCCAAGTGGAGCCGGCGCGGTAATTGGTGGAGTAACAAGTCCAAAAATTGGTGAAGGTCGAAGTTTAGTCTTGGTCGAACCAACAACAGAGTATTCGCTCTTTCCACAGAAACCGAAATTTCCTGCTGGCAAGACGAGACTCTCTTGTGGACACAAATGCGAAACCGCTTCCACGGGCAAGCTGATTTGAGCCAGTTGCGAAAGCTGCTTCAAAGCATGTTCTATCTCATCAGCATTGAGTGGAGTGGAAAATCCGTGTCCAACATTACCTGCAACATGGAATCCAATAATCTTGCGAGAAATCTGGGTCGAGATGATCAAGAGTGGAGAACCACAATCGCCTTGCCCAGTCTCCATGTCATAAGTGTAACACTTCCTCAAAGTCAAGACATTATTTTGGTCATCCCAATACTGGAGAGGTGTGTCACGTGATTTGACATCGCCAAAGCGCTGAATAAATCCCGAACGATCAGGAGTAATGAGAACACCTCTAATGTTGACAAACTTGGACATCTCATTAGAATTAATGATACTTCCAGTAACATCAGCATGGTCTGTGACGCTTCGTGGAAGTTCCATCAGAATCTGATCCTTTGGATGACCCCCACGATCCATGATCTCAACTATCTTGATATCTTTCACACGAATGGTAAAGCCAGCGGGAAGATTCTTATTCCAAATGTTGATTTCATCACTCTCAGCCAAGAAGGGTAACAAGTGTCGCACGGTCATAAAAATTCGGCCCTTGACGAAAAATCCTCGCAAAGTTGCTAAATTCTTACCCTGCTTACGCAAAGTAATGGAATAGACGTTGTTGATCAATCTCAAAGCAACATTGAAAGTATTTGGATCGCGCTGCAACTCAGTTCGGCCCTCGACCTTAGGAGGCGTGCTCTTAACAGTCTTTGGGTCACCTGATGCGGCAATCTCGACTTTCCGTATAACACTCTTGGCGGTTTTTGGATCACCAGAAGCTGCAATCTCAACCTTCCTCACCACTGGTTTGAAAGTTTTTGGATCCCCGGAAGAGGAAATTTCACATCCATGTGCAGCGAGATCTTCAGGTGAAGGGTTCTCATTGATAAAGTATGTGCCTGTTGCAGCGTCCTCTTCGACAAAAATTGGAGCAAGGTAATCAACCTCCGGTTCTTTACGATCACTCATAAATGTCTTAAACAAGCCAACAACAAGCGGAGCAACGAGAAGCAATCCAGCAACATAGGGATGCGCCTCCAAAACTTCCTTAGCCTTTTGCAAGAAAGCGGAGGGGTCCCAAGTAAAACTGGACCACGAATCCAAAAAACGATCATGCCAAGTGCGCTTGCGTCGAATTTGCCCCAAAGAGAAAATGCGCCAAACGCTTGCATGAAGTTCGCTCAAACCCAAAGCTTGTGCCATTTGCAAATTTTCCTTCGCAGCCGCACAAACAAATGTCAGATCCTCTGGCAAATTGGTCAACAAGAGTTCCCGAAATTCCTCAGTGCAGGCATCTGACATAGCTTGGATATCAGCATGCATTGAGCTAACAGAGAAATTCTCAATGATCTCAGTAAATTCCTCAGGGAAGAACTCGGAGAAATCCTCGTAATTCCAATAAAACCAGTTAAGCTCTTCAACAGTGGCGACCTCAATATTGTCCCTAACTCTTTGGTGAACCATTGTTGGAACATTTTGTTCTTTCTTGAACATACCAAAAATCTGTGGTACAGCTTCGGGAACCGGCTGATCACAATATTGAGGGAACAATGGAGGTGCGGCAGCCAATTGATGATAGTGTTGCAGAGTCGTTTTCGATTGTTTGATCTTCTTGACATAACGTATGCAGCATAGTTGTACAAACTGTTCATATGTCATATCAGCATCATGAGAATAATTGCCCGTCATTGGGTCAATGAGACTAATCTCATAAATAGCAGTCGAAATGCCCTGAACTTTGCGAGGATCAACTCCACCATGTGCATTAGCAAACTCTGGTTTAACCCTAATGTGGGCAGCGACATCAATGCGCCGACGAACAGCCTCAGGATAAGTCAAAGAAACAGGATCCAAAAACCTCGTATTGGTAGTGAGAATAACAACCTTTGATGTAAAATAGGTCTTGTTCTTTTCAGCGAGGTTTGCCATGTGAAGTGGGCATGGGGCGATGTTACCCATTCGAATTAGAGAGAAAAACTCTAAGTTGGGTTGAGCAACAGAATCGCGCATTTGTCCAAAATCGTCGAATAAGCAAACTTTCTGGTTGCGATATGCATCCCAAAAATCTTGCTCGTTCGCACGCGAATAAATCTCTTGATTCCACTTCTTAGGATCAGTAATGCCATCAATTTTGAGAAGTTCAAGAGCCAGTGGTGTCATCATGTGTGACTTACCAACGCCTGATCCTCCATATAGTTGGATAACTAATGGCTCAGCACGAGGACCACCAACAAAAGCACCTGACTGTTGAGCACGGTCATAAACCATCTTGATTGCTGCCATGTGAGCATTGAGCGATGAAATCATCTTGAGGTCCAACCGCATTTCCTGAGCCATAGCTGAAAATTGCAAACCACGACGGTAGCACAATTCAACTTGACGACAAGCATCCTCATCCATAGCAATCTCTCGGTCGCGATCTAGAGCAGTAAGTTCCTGAACTTCAGTATACCACTCCTTGATCTCACAGAAATACTCGGAAAGCTCGCCAATCTCCAACGGATAGCCAGTGGCCCACTTATACAGACCAGGAAGACAACTGCTGAGAACTTTCTCAAACAATCCCCAAAGGTTCATAACTCCACGAGCAATGTTTCCAGACTTGACAAGCGTGGAAATAAACTCACTGGATGGAAGTGCACCGAAGAGAAGAGCAGAAAGTATGGCAACAAGTGCCTGTGCCCATGCACTAAAGTTGGGACCTTGCGTGACAGGGCGGGCAAAAATGGCCGCAACACGAGACATCAACATCTCGAGAACTTCACTACCGAAGCAAAACGTGAGAGCAACATCCATGAACCAAGTGGTTCGTGCAAGAGTATCATTCATATCAAGTTTGAACAAGTAAACAAGTTTACAGGCCAAATTCATAACCATAGAAATCATGGTAGAAGGTGCACTCATCTTCTTCAGCAAGGCAGTCAAGCTGGTGAACATGTCAGCAAGAAGGGGATCTTGCATCTGCAAAGTATGAGACACGTTAAGCCCAAAAAGAGCTTGAGCTTGGGCCTCAACACTAACAAACGGAGCAATCCTTTGCCACAGTGCTTGAGCCTCTTTTTCGCCAGGATGTATTGTGACGCGTGGACCAAAATTCAATTGAAAGCTCACTAGATGTTTTCGTGGAGCAGTACTCTTAAAAGCGGGCCAATGCGGCAAATCTAGTTTGCGCAAGAGACAGTTCTCATTAGAAATGTCACTGGTCAAAATCAATGACTTCACAAGCCTACGTCTATAGTTGTTATCTCGACATAGGATGCGAATTTCTTCAAGTGATTTTTGACCCAAACTTTGGGCTTGTGGACGAGTACATTTCGAATTAGCATAATGGTTCATGCATCTTTCGTAATCCTTGAATTTCTTGTCACACTGTGCACAAAATTGGGGCTGATGAAAAGCACACTCCTCTTCATGAGAAGACCAATCATTAACGATTTTGTAACACATGCACTTCACAAGAAATTTATCCTTGTGATTGTTTTTCATATGATTCCACATGGAGAAAAATCCTGCGGGTTTAGCTTGGCAATCTTCAATAAGGCACTTGCGAACATTCGTAAAAACTGTAATTGTGGCCATAATGAAAACTTGTTAAAAGAAAGTTGGTTTCTTAGAGGAAACCAACAAAGCTCCTCTGTGAAGGTCTAAGGAAAAGCCAATTGATAAATCTTTGCTTCATACAATAATTATGTCTCCATCGCCCTGGGTATAGGGTTAAATTTGACAACTCGCGTGAGCAGTGCTCAAATTGTCCGTAAAACTTTAAACGCGACGTAAACTTAAAGACACAATCAAAATTTGAAGAACATTCTGAGGAAAGATCTACTGTGCGAACAGAGAGTCCGTAGATAAGCTGATGGAAATCGCAAATCCCGAGAACAGTAGAAGAAAGACTCAGCAAGAGCAGTTTTGCAATTACTTAAATTAGTCCATATAGGCTTCGGAACACACCTCCTAAACGGTCACAACGAGTGCCCGCCTCACGGCGTACTGGGTCTGGTAAAGTGTGAAATCCACCTATACTCCAAACAGATAATTAAAAGCAAACCAAAATTTACAAGAATAAAGATATACAATAAAAATTATGGTGAATTAGTAAATTGGACAAACACAAAATAAAAAGCTTAAGTAATGATACTGATCGATACAACAATCGGAAGATTTCAAGTCTCAGAACGAACACGCGTAAAGCGACAAGAAATGGCGGCAAAGTCAACATCAGATTTTAACACAAAGGCGGGAAGAATGGAGGTAATGAATCAATGCAGGTAGACACCAACTCAGGATGAACCCTTACAAAGAGCAACTCGCTCACAAACTAACGGCAATTATACTCAAAACAAAACCTTAGTAAGTTGTGAATGTTAAAATTG